GTATAGTAAAATGGAGAGAAGAATGCGGAAATGCTTATAAGAAACTTGGCAGGAAAGGGCCAGAAATCCCGTGCGCCACTTGGAAAGAAAACATGGAATGAAATTAAAGCGTAAACTAAAACAAAAATTCAAAATACGCACAAGAGACAACAGGTGTCTAAAGGTTATAGTATTTTTTGCAGGGTACAGGCGACAATGGCCCTGCCTAGGAGGCCCCGAGTCTTGCCTGTCTTTATTAAAGTACGTAATTGAAAAAGAAAGTGAGTTGGATTATGGGTGCCATACTGATATCTGCATCATCAACCATGAACCGAATAGCTTAGATTGGAAAAACGACAAGACCCTACAGGGTAATAACGATAAATATAACCTATTCGTAGAATACTTAAATTCAGTCAACGGTCTTAAAACAAAAAACGGGAACATAATCGTCCACCATAAAGAAAATGACTCAGACGCGAGCTCGGGCTGGAACTTCGCATATGAAAAATACAAAAAAGAGTACAAATATTGGAACTTTACAGAGGATGATTGCGTTACCGTCAGAGATAACGTATCCGACGTAGCAATAAACCTAATAGAAGACGACCCTTCTATTGGTCTAATAAGCACATACGGATGGTGGAAGGATAAAAACACCGGATATCGCATAGCAAGGGGATTTACTGGGGTAATTTCGTCTTCCGTTATAGAAAAAGTTTTCGCACAAAAAAACGAACAAGGGAAATTCTGCAACGACTTTACTGAGAGCGGCCCAATGTGGCATTCAGGAGTCAGTCCTAAACATTATGGGTTCGAACGAGAAGAAAGATCTATGAACGTTCGCCTCCAAGACTCAGGCTACAAGGTCTTACTCATACCCCTACCCGAATCGATGGTCCAATGGAAAAACGGGCACGAAAGGGAAAACTTTAAAAATTTTCAGGTTGGGCCAATTTTATGTATCAGAAATGTAATAAAATCTTGGGATAAGGGCATGGAGAGATAATCAAATTTGACTTTTTTGAGCATATAATATGTTTCTTTAGAACATAAAGACATAAAGCCCCCTGTTAAGGGGACTCTATGTATGTATATAAAACGTTTCTTTTAGACCCTGTGATTTTTTGTTGATGGGACATTCAACGACACATACACAACCTTTCGGAACTACCTCCCAGTATAGGGTGAGAAACTGTGCTTTAAAACTCATTACAGTAGCTAGCCACGGCACGCCGGGCAATTGCAGCGGGTGTTACCCGCTAGTTTTTTTCAGAACGTATGTATTCTGGAGCAGTTCTTTCCCTTCGCTATGGACCCCACACTCTTGGCCCTGATGACACTTCATCTCACTTAGGAAACCTTATCCGCTGTCTCTCTCGGCAGGATTAAAGAGGCTCAAACTCTTTTGTGAAGAGTAAGCCTATTCCTCGTCTCGGTCAATAAGTTTTTCTTGTAAAGCTAAATTAGCTATAAAAATTACGTTCTTAATGTCCTCTTCATTTATGTTAGCAGGGTTGCATATATTTTTATTGTCCCCTGATATCTCACAGAATTTGTTTACTATTCCAGATATAGTTTCTGCCAATTCTGGAGAAATTTCTACGTTTTGAACAAACGAAGCGAAGGATTTCCTGAGTGTCCAATATTTTACGTCTTCTGTTATCGAACAATCTACGAATTCCATTGCTTCTAACTGCCCCAATGCTGACAAGAAAGCTGCCCTGTCTCTTTTCGGGTGGTCTGTCACTATTATAATTTTTATGAAATCTTCTTCCATGATAAAGGAGTCATTTTCAGAAAACCACTGATATAGCTGTGCTGTAGCCTCTAATACGGTCATAAACATTATAAGTATTTAGGATTTTCTAATTAAAAAAAAACTTGCAAAAATAAGGGATAAAGATTATTATATAAATAATATGAACAATGAAGTTACTACCAATACAGAGGAGTCCAAAGCCTCCAAGCGTGGGCGGCCAATGCAATACATTAAATGGCCCGAGAGCGAATTCACATTCGATAACTTACGTGACACAAACGTATTATCGTCTTCCTCGCTTCGTAAAAAAATGAGAATGGAACTAGCAAAGGGGTCATTGGTTAAAGTGAACACCTTAAGAACCGCCTTCGGCAGACCCAAGGATCTCTATAAAAAGCTCTCGTGTTCCGTATAGATTGGGAAAATTATGCGCTAGAACTAGCCCTTGTGGCCTCTAAACGCAGCGAAGACCCCTATCTAAAAGTCGGGGCCTGTGCTCTAAGACTAGACAACAGCGTGGCTGGCTTGGGATACAACGGAGCGCCCCCGGGAATAGAAATAGACTGGTCCGACAGGGATGACCGAAGAAAAAGAGTCGTACACGCAGAGGTTAACGCCCTCAGGTACACTAAACCCGGGGAAAGCAAATTGCTGGCGTGTACCCATTTACCTTGCAATGAATGCCTAAGAATGGTAGCTTCTTATGGGATTAAAAAAATAATCTATGCAAATGATTACGATAAAGACCTGTCTTCGAAAACCTTATCTAAGGAATTTGGCATAGAAATTATCCAATTAAAATTATGATTTTAGAAACAATTTTTATATCGTCCGTCGTTGCACTCGTTTTGATAATTTGGTTTCATACCGAAGCCTTTCTAGAGTACGCTGGCCTAATCGGTGGCAGTAGGTTCTTCCATATAGATGACTTTAGAAAAGAGCAGGCGAAAATAGAATACCCCGCACCACATATGGACTTTATTCAGTATCTCCTAAACTATCGCGACAGTTTTTTCGTAAGATTGATTACGTGTCCAATTTGTTTGTCTTTCTGGTTGACTGTAATAGTCTGTTTTGCTAGCGGCCTGTGGGTTTTACTACCCGCATCTAATTTATTAGCACTAGTTGTATATAAACTAATGGTGAAAATTATGGATTGGTAATATGCACTTAGTAGAATCATTTTCACTTAATACAGGGCTCAAAATAAGCAAGCCATATCTTTACGAGAAGTTTGTTCCGTTACCTTTTCAAAACGATTATATCACACTTCAGCCCTACGGTAAGTTCGAATCTCGTAAATATGATTACTGGGCTGAGGTAATTGACATCCTAGGCCCGATATTAGATGAAAAGAATATCAAAATCGTACAGCTTGGAGTGCCTCCCGAAAAGCCACTTTACGGGTGTTACGACATGATAGGTAAAACAGAGTTTAACCAAGCTGCGTATCTGATTAAGAATTCTATTTTACACGTGGGAATAGACAGCTTCGGAATGCATTTTGGATCAGGTTATAACAAAAAAATGGTGGGACTATACTCTAACATGTTACCCTCTCAATCTGGCCCATTTTGGAGTAAAGACGAAGACGTTATCATACTAGAGCCTGACCGACCTGACGGTTTTCGCGCGAGCTACGCGCCGCAAGAAGACCCCAAAACCATAAACACAATATCCCCCATAGACGTAGTAAAATCTATCTGTAGTCTCATAAACATGGAAATAGACTTTCCGTATAAAGTGTTGAGGATTGGGAAGGAGTACGCAAACAGAAGGGTAGAAGTAGTTCCACTCAAACACGTAATGAATGTCGAAGCGCTAGGAGTGGACGCTATGATTGTCAGGATGGACGAATACTTTAACGAAGAGGCCTTGGTTCAGCAGCTAAGAATTTGTAGCTGCTCCATTGTTACCACGAAACCAATTAACATAAATATATTAAAAAAATTCAGAGGAAAAATAAATGAATTCGTATTTTTTGTTGATGAGACCACGGAGCCCAATTATTTTGAAATTGTTAAAAGGCTAGGTATTCCCTTTCACTTAATGACCTATCTAAATGACGAAGAATTAAACAAAATAAAACTAGACTATGTAGACGTTGCCCCGATTGTCCAAGAGAAGAAGGCTAAACTAGAGAACATTAAAGAACTAGAAGGGAAAGATCTCAGTAAAATATTCTACAAAAGCTCCTGCCTTAGTGTTCTAAAGGAAAACCTTTATAGCAGCAGCGTTTTCGCCGAGAATAACAAACCGGTGACGAAGATCAGAAACCTAGAGCCCGAGCCGGTGATAGATGACCCAGACTTTTGGGATGGCGCAGAGCACTACTTATTGCTAGAAAAAACTTCTTGACCTTTTTCAGGGGCTTTTTTATAATTAAGGTATGAAATTAATCAAACGAGATAAGAACGGCTTGCTTAGCGGAATGAAATATATTCACACGAAAGAAGGACTCATAGATTGGAGAAAAATGATCAGCACCGAATTCCTCGTTGCCAACAAAGACAGAACAAGCGAAAAAGACGTGTCTAAACTGAAAGACTACGAACTAATTATTCTATTGGGCGGAATTAAAGAGCTTGCCCAAATTAGGGGGTTTACAGATGTTCGATATGACGTAAATACTCCGTCGCCAGAATACGTTGTAGCGACATGCAGCATTACATGGATTCCAAATTACGAAACAGAAGACAGGGAGGTTGTGTTTTCTTCGGTGGGAGACGCCACCCCCCAAAACACAAAGGGCTTTGCCAAATTTTTCCTTGGCCCAATCGCCGAAAACAGAGCGTTTGTTCGCTGCGTTAGGAATTTTTTAAAAATTAATATTGTAGCCCAAGAGGAGCTAGGGAACACCAAGATGGAGTCAGCTTCCCCAACAGAGTCGTCTTCTTCCTTAGACCCTAGGAGCATCTTGGGCGACCTAATGAAAGAGAAGGGAGTGTCCTTCGATAAACTAAAATTAAAATTAACTAAAGAAAAATACGAAGGCTCAGACGGGCTAAATTCACTTAGCGATATTTCTAAAATTAAAGTTTTCGAACTAATCGAAAGGCTTAAAAAAATTAAAAAATAAGCATACCGCTAGTTACTAAATAACCAGTGGGAGATATGGCTTCCGCCCCGTCAGATATTAGGTACACGGGAGCCTTGTAGCCTGAAAAAATATCCCTAGAGACAGTGAAATCTAAGTAGGTATTATCATATGAGTCTATTTCGCAAGGAAACTCTCCCAATAAAACCTTATCTACATTGATAAAGTTGTTTCCCAATAAGCGCACAGTGTCCCCCGTGCCTCCCGACTTCGGAACTATATCGATTATATATGGTTTGTGTTTGTCAAGCGTACCAACTGAAGCTTGACCCATTTTTATCTTCATAACGGGGGTACCCTTCACGGTTGCACCTATCGCTTTGTCCATAACGTAACCATCCATAGAAAAAGATTGCTGGGTTATATGATTTTTATCATTTAAATTAATTTTAAAATTGTCTTTTATACCCGATGTGGGCAAATCAATATTATAATCATATATTTCCAAGCTTAACTCCACCTTGGGAGAGCTAACGGTAACATAAGGTATATCGCTACTACCCAGCCTGCGGCTTGGCTCTATCTGCACGTCATAGGAGTAGTCCATGTTTTTAACCGTTCCCTCCGTGTCGAAAACGGTGCTCCCCTCGATGCTCATGTCATTCGTGTTTAGAACATTTACGCCATCGGGCAGCGTGGACCTATCTGGTACGATTTTCCCCTTAACTTCTTCAAAAAATGTAAACTGAACACGAGAGGAAAGAAGAGAATTTGAGTCAGACCTTACGCTATAGTTGGTTAAATATCCTGACTTTATGCATATACCCCCTATTTCTAAACTGTATGGGGTTTCTGGTGACGAAAAGTCAGCGAGTGGGTCTACGCCAGTTAAATAATAATTTAACCCAACTGTGCCCCCGACATATTCGTCCGGAACATATGAGATAGAATCCTTTCTTCTTATAGTAAAAGCAGGCTCTATGCTTGCCATCATTGAAAAATCAGCGTCGGTACAATAAATTTCATTTTCGTTTACTGTAACTTTTATGTCTTTATGGGAATAGATAACCATTTATGTTAATTTCTATAAGTAATTACACTATTATAGTGTAAATAAGATGTGAGGAACAAGGAATATGGCTTCTATTTATAACATATTAGAATGGGACGACGCTAAGGCTTACGGTACCCACGATATCGTAAAGTACGGCGGGTACTTTTACTATTCTCTGCAACCAAATAATTCAAATCACCAACCAGAAATTGGGTCAGTTTACTGGAATGGCGTTGTTAATGTCGGGTCGAAAAGTTGGCCCTATTTCTTCTGGGATGCGTCATATAATACTTCTATTGACAGCGAACCCAAGGTACTGTCTATTCAGTTCGGAGATGGATACGAACAGAGAATGGCAGATGGGTTAAACCACGATTTAGTTAAATTTTCACTATCGTTCGAAAGAAGAAATAAACAAGAATCTGTAGCTATAGCTCATTTTTTATCAGCTAGACAGGGGTACAAGGCCTTTTACTATAGAGCACCGGAGCCCTATGGGGTACTTAAAAAATTTGTAAGCGCAAGCTGGTCATCCCAAATTAATTTCGACAATAATTATACAATTAATGCGGAATTTAAAGAAATATCTTAAATATCATGCCTGACAGAATAAGTCCAGATACAGCAAAAACCACAGTTGAACAGATATCAAAAGAAGTTCACGCGCTAGAGCCCTCTTCGATTGTGGCTTTGTACGAAATAGACATATCCGCCATAAAAAAAAATCTAATGTTGGGCGCGGGACTCAGCATACCCGAAGATTACCTCAGGTTTCACAACGAACAGGCGTTATCAGAAACGACCATACTTTTTAAGGGAGAAGGGTATCACCCTATACCCATAAACGTAGAAGGCTTTGAGGTAAGCTCATCGGGTAACCTTCCCAGACCAAAGCTAACGTTTCTGTCGATGAAGGGCATTAAGGAGAACGAGTCTGTCTCCAATAATTTTTCCGCGCTTAAGAACGCCATCCTATGGCTAGACAACCTAATAGGAGCGAAAGTGACCAGACTAAGAACCTTTGTAAAATACCTAGACGAAGAGAACAACATTCCGGGAGTAGGGGAATATACAGGAATTAACCCTGAATTTCCCAGAGAAATATATTTTGTTGAAAGAAAAATAACGGAAAGCAAAGAGGCCCTACAGCTAGAACTTTCTTCCGTAATGGATTTAGAAAACTTCAAACTTCCGGGGAGAGTAGTTATGGCCAATAGGTGTCCGTTTGCGTACAGAGGAGAAGGTTGCGCCTATGAATATAACTCCAACAATGTACCGCAAGGATGCACTCACTGCCCCCAAACACCCAAGGAAAAACAAGCTCAAAAAAATTTATATGGAGGCTCCGCACAACTTCCCAAGTACGCGCCCCCAATTGCGGATGACCAAGATGAAAAAATAACAGGATTCTACCCTAATGCTCCATATGATTACACGAAAGCTCACCTGAGAATAAGTGGAGAGTGGGACCCGACCATATCTTACCCCACTGGAGCAATAGTATACGTACCCAAACAAGACATAAGATACTATTACGTTTGCAAAGGTAACCCCTTCGAAGCACCCCCTTCAGCGATAGTAAATCTTCCTCCACCGAACTCTACTTATTGGATAGCGGATAGGTGCTCCAAAACAATGAACGGATGTAAGCTGCGGTGGGGAGTGAAGGGGCACGCACAAGATGAATTCTCCGACAGTGACGACACTCGTGTACCGGCAAATAAATTTTTAATGTTCGGCGGGTATCCGGGAACTAATTCTAAAACTGTAATACAATGATAAAACTATTAAATAACCACTTACGATCAGAGATACGCAAACACGCTAAAGAGGAGCGCCCTAGGGAGTGCTGCGGAATTATCGTGGACAACGGCCAAGACCTACACATAGTTCAATGCAAAAATGTAGCCAAACACAAAGATAAAAGATTTGAAATATCTTCGGAAGACTACCTAAACGCACTGAATGTGGGAAAAATAAGGGCGTATTACCATTCGCACACAAACGGGAACAGTGGACTATCCATGCCAGACATACTAGTTAGTCTAGCGCATAACGTGAAGCTGATTATGTATTGCCTTGAAAACGATGGATTTACGGAGCACGAAGTAGAAGATTGGGATAACGAATGACTAAAGTTACGCTACATGGATCTATTGGCCTAGCAGTCAAGAGAAAAGAATGGGACCTTTCTATAGAAAGCCCCGCTGAAGCTATATATGCGATCAATTGTCAGTCGGGAGACGCAATAAGAAAATATTTTTTAAAGAGTGAAAACCGTTTTGCAAAATACAAGGTTCTCGTTAACGGTAAAGAAGTTGCCCCCGCGAATGGAGATTCTTTGAACATTGATGAGCTTGTGCTTAAAAGAGGAGATCTTGATAACATAGACATAGTTCCAGTCCTAGAAGGTGCAGGGAGTAATTGGATGGCGTATCTTGGTGTTGGCCTAGGACTCCTTGGCCTAGGCTTTGCTACAAATTCATACGGTGCCATGATCGCGCTCGCTCTAGCTTTGTACGGCGCGCACACACTGTTGGCACAAGACCCACCCATGCCGGAAGCAAGGCAAATAGCTAACCCAAGCTCAGACCCCACGGCACTAGCAAATTCATATTTATTTAGCGGCCCAGTTAATGTCATTAACGAAGGGGGCCCTGTTCCCCTCGGGTATGGAAGACTAGTCGTAGGTAGTCAGGTAATTATGAGCTCGTTTGATACAAAATACGTATATGTATCAGAAGCAGGGAAAGTAATATAGAATGTCGGAACCCCTAAATCCAAACGCAGACCTGAAGGTTATCTCTTCTAACACGACCTCTTCAGCAGGGAACGCTCAATACTATGGAGTTGATGCCAACTCAATCAATGAACAAAATAAACTTATTTATGGTTTTCAAGACATTGAGATAAGCAACTTCACTGGCGTAGGGATTTGGGCAGGCCAAGTGGCTGGAGAAGATAAATTTTTTACTTCCAGATCCATCGTTAAGACTTTAGATTTACTTAGCGAAGGAGAGATAGAAGGGATAGTAAGCGGAGAGTATATACCGTCGGGAAACAACCCCATCGGGCAACTAGGATGGCAATACGTTAATTTCCAACCTTATTCCAGTAACCCTGAAGCTTTTTTAAGATCCATTTATTTAAATGACACTCCCGTTGTAAATGTAAATAATCAATATAACTTTCAAAATCTAGAAGCCTCGTTCTTTAACGGCTCTCCCGAAGGACTTAGGCCCGGTGACAATTTTTTAAATGTTGGTCAATCTAACACGGTAGAGAAAACTAGAGTTTTAAGCGAAAGATTAAGGGGCCCAGACATTGGAGGTAACGAAGAGAACCCGTGGTATTATCATCCAAAAATATACAGGATCTTAAATCCACACGCGGAAAAGATCAGGGTTAACTTAAAAATAGCCACGCTTGGGTATACCAAGACAACTCAAGATTTTCCGGAAGGAACATTCGACTACGTTGAGAATTCCGATGGATCCGTTAAGGCCCCCGCGGAAGAGGCCAGAGAAGACCTAGGAAGAGAGTATGGTACGTTTGTTACCTTTAAACTTAGGTATAGGCCCATTTACATAGATGATAACGGTATACTAGATTTTAATACCAACCGCACTTGGTATCCAGAGAAACCGATAACTTCAGCGGTACAAGGTATAGTAAAATCCGCATATATACATAAAATAGAAATCGAACCGCCAGACGACCTAAAAACGGAACACCTAGCAGGGTGGGAAATAGAAATCACAAGGAATACACTTGATTCAATCCAAAGTAATGTGTTTAATGAAACTTATGTAGAGTCCATAACAGATATTTATGAAGACTCTTTGTCGTACCCTCATTCGGCAATGGTTTCTATGAATTTTAATGCGGAATTTTTTACTCAATTACCCAACAGGTCTTATGATGTCCGATTATTAAGAGTCAAAGTACCCAAGGGGTATGATCCCGTTAGAAGACATTACGCAACCGCCACTGACGGTAGCCTTCTGCCTTGGGATGGACTATTCCAAGGGGAAGAAGAGGCGGATGATGGAAACGCAATAAAAGCTTGGACAGATAACCCCGCTTGGATTTTTTACGACCTTATAACAAATAAAAGATATGGCTTAGGAAAATTTTTAGAAAACACCAATCTCGACAAATGGACACTATACGAAATTTCAAAATTTTGTGACGTACTCGTCCCAAACGGCGAGGGCGGCGTAGAACCTAGGTTCACATGCAACACTCTTATTAACACAAGAGAAGAAGCCTACAAAGTCTTAAAAGATTTCGCCAGCTGTTTTCGCTCCATTTTATACTATGGATTTGGTAACATACACACGATACAAGATCGCCCAAAAGACACCATAGCTCAATTTACAAACTCAAGCGTGCTGGACGGAGACTTCATTTATTCTTCAAGCACGCAAAGATCCAGACCGACCGTGTGTCTAGTGAGATATAACGATAATACCAATTTCTATAAACCTGCCATAGAATATGTAGAAGACGTAGAGGGAATAAGAAAACACGGAATAGTAGAAAAAGAAATCACAGCCTTTGCATGCACGAGCCGATCCCAAGCCTTAAGGCTCGGTAGGTGGATCCTTTCTACAGAAGCGGCTCAAACTGAAACCGTGAGCTTTACGGTAGGGGCAGAGGGCATGATCCTAAGGCCCGGTGACGTTATTAGCTTGGTAGACGAAAACAGGGCGGCTAAAAAGTGGGGAGGAAGGATTGAAGCTCACGATTATCATTCGGACGCATATCATACTAGCGGAATTCTTTTAAACAGAATTCCAGAATTAGAAACTAATAAAAACTATACGATGGTTTTAACCACTCCATCTTATTTTTATGATGCCTCTCTAGTATCTGGGCTAACATCAGACGAGGCGGATGCCCTCAGAAAACCTCACGTACAAACATTCGGATTTAACAAAGATAGTCAATCTATTTCCCTCAGTTATGAAAAACTTAAAGATGGAATAGAGGGGGACATTTCTGGATTAAGAATAAACTATGACAGCGATCCATCTCAGGGAGAATGGATGTTCGAAAGTTCCACGGCCTCAGGACTTCTAGTAGATGATGCGACATGGACCATCATAGATGATGCTTACGCTAGTTCCTTATTTACTATCGTAACCTCCAAAGAAGAAAACAGATTCCAACACAGAATAGAAGCCTTACTTCATGAACCCAAAAAATATGACTTTATAGAATCTGGCGTACCGTATTCATTTATTCCCGTGGTAGATAACGTTACGGTTGCTCCACCGCCCCCCGACGCAGTTTCTCTAAGTCTGGTAAATTACAATAACGCTACGTCTAATACAAAAAAGATAAACATTACTGTAGACCTTCCTGACGAATTAGGAACAACAGTGGGGTACAAGATATATGTCAAAGAGAGCTCTAATTTTGTTGGGGCAGACACCGTTTCACCTACGTCATCCATACCTAAACCTGAATATTTAGCGGAAACAATTTATTTATCAGACAAATTAGACAATAACGGAAACCCCTATACCTACTATATACCACCTAGAAATAATAAAACTTATTACTTTAGAGTATTTGGTCTTAATTCTACCTCAGTAATGTCTAACGGGCACGTTGACGCGAACCAAGCAGTCACTAATCATTTTCCAATCAAAGACGTTAAAATACATGGCCTTAGAATATACAATGGGAACGTTACTACCCCCTCAACAATAAATCCCGCAGAAAAAACCCTTTTCTCCAATTCGGACAGTAAGGACACTATCGTTCAATGGAATTCTCAATTTCTTAACGAGGTCTCTATAAACATACCGATAACCTACAGGGTTACTATTCACGAACCAAATACGAATAGTTCGACCCCACTCGCAGAACTGGGTAATGGTAGATTTACATCCGTAGACAATGATTTTAACTTTACATTTTCATTAAATATGGGAACAGATGGCGGACCCAGAAGGCATTTTGATTTAGTGGTGCAAGCCGTAGATGAAAACGGTGTCACGTCCTCTGACAACCTAAGCAACAGTACGGGTTGGGACATTGTAGAAGTGCTTAATCCTAGGCCAACAAATTATTGGCTTACCCCAAGAAAAGACGGTGGCAAAAGACCCGGGGATTATAAATGCTGTAATAATGTTTGCGAAAATATACATACTGAACAATTTATTGATTCAGACGGACTCATTGTTGTTAATCTGTTAAATAATTCCTTTACTGATTTAGCTGGAGGATTTTTATATCTGTCAAAGCACCCATTTTCCGGCAATGACTTTTCGGATAACGGCAAGCCAAAGGATCTTAACTCTAGACCCAACATAAAGGACTGCTTGGGCGAAGACGAAGCGTACAGGCAACCCGAATATAATATATTAGAAATACCATTTGAAGCAGCAGGAGGAGGGCTGCTGGAGTCTAAGATCACGCTCAGCCCCCCGTCGGCCGATGGAACATCTGACGTATTTAATTACGGAGAAGCATACTATTGCGCCCTAAAACTATACGACAGTTTCGACAGGGAAATAAACAGACAAGGTGTTGATCCGAATTGGGACAAAGGAATACATATAGGTTTCGCAAGAAACCATGAAGCCTCAGCGGGAGACGGGATACCCCTCAAGGGAATGTACAAATTCTCTTCTCAGTGCTCTGGCTTTTATGTCGGAGATTACGAAAACGGCGTAGCTTCCTGTACTACGGGTACATTTTCGTGCCCCATTTTCCCCACAAAATATTTTAGCGCAAGCGCTTCTGCTGGGTTTAAATATTGGATTCGTATGAACGTAAACGGCCAGTGGGAGGGTAACGGAATAGAAAAAGTAAAGGTCCTTAGCTACAAAGACGTAAAGACACTTTACGACTATAAAGGTTATTACGAATACAGCTGCTACATGACAGAGCAGGTCGGCGGCTCTGGCCCCTATATTTATCCGAACAGAAATGAATCGATTACAAGGTGCAGATTTAGACAGGGGCAGACTAATTCCTCTGGCTCAGATATATGGTATGTTGACGACATAGACGACGAAAATAATCTAGATGTGCATGTGTTGTTCGGGCCGTACCCAATGCAAGGCAATAACTACGACTACCTTGTAACAGGAGCCACGAGAAGGCCTAGTACCGAATTTACCCCGCTGCCAAAGGCGGGCATCCCCTATGGAAATTGGGGAAATACATATACTGCTCCCAATTCTACGAGCACGGCCAAGCCGGATGTAGATAAAATATTATCCCTAAACGAAAGGGACCAAGTAATCGAAGGCAAATCTAGACCCCTTTTAGGATTCAGAAGGTACAGGGTATACTTTGACCCAAATAATTTACCAGAACCTGCAGAGGAGGGGCAATTGTCCCCGTATTCTGTAGTCGGTCTAAACTCTTGGAACGGACCCTACGAAGGGTGGAACCCAGCGGGGTCAGCCCTAACGGATTCTTTATTATTTGCCAAGGACGGTGTGGGCGCATTCCCTCGCTCAGTAAGAAGCTGGATAAAACGCGGTGACTTATTTGAAAATATCCCCGGAGTATGGAACCATCACCCTGCTGGATTTGGGCAAGGTTTTGGTGGGCTAATTAAGACACATAAATATTTTGATATTCACCTAGGAAGACTGATTGACGACAGTTACCTAAATGAAGGATTCTTTGGAGTAGTGGCAACCAATGATTACTCTATATCGGACTCGACAGCCAAGACGCCAGTTGGCTTCGATCAACAAACGGGCGTACACGAAGCCACCTATCTAACCAACCCATTTGTAACCCTGTCGGTGAACCAAGGAGGAGATGGAACAGAGAAATATCCATTTGATGAATAAAAATGAAATCAGAACTTAATAGAATTTTGGTAGTAGTCATGGAAGATGGCGAGAAACACGTCTATACTATTCCCACAGACAGAGATCCGCAAGAGACATTTAACTCAATTGTACGAAACAGAGAAGTAGATGGAAGTAAAATAAAATCAAATTTCTTTTTCGCATCTACCCCATATGGAGCTTATGATTTTCAAAACTTTTTCGATGAAGAAACCGAAAAAATAGACGGAAAATCCCTAGCCATATCCTATAAGCTAGAAGAATTTAAAAAACAAAGGTCCAGCTTTTTTAATAGCCTTGATCTAGAGTTCATGAAAAGCCTAGAAGAAGACTGCGCCGAATGCAAGGCGCACGTAGTTAAAATCAAGAATTACCTAAGAGCTGCCCCGGAAATTATAGGTCGATATTGTCATGATAATTTTGAAATAGAAGATATAGTAAGATTTAATTGCTTTAATAACATTTTTGATGTACATATAATAAACGGAGGTAAAGGGTATGAATCTCCCCCAACCATTACTATAGACGGGCCCAATGACCCAGAGACAACCGGGTTTGAGGCGAAGGCAATGGCGACAATAAAAGATGGGAAAGTAAAAGACATAATTATGACACAAATAGGAAGCGGTTATATTAAAATTCCCCAAGTAAGAGTTTCGCTACCTGAAGACGAAAACGGAGAAACGGCTATATTAACTTGCCATGGACCAGAAAACAATACAACAAAAATAATATAAGGAAATAAAATTATGCCACCAATTATGATGAATAAAAAATACGGTCACACGGTATCAGTGATACAGGGCACCAACAAAATCGTAGCCTGCTCTAAGTCCGACTGGTCGATGGTAAAAGAGGGCAGCTTCATTGTTATTGATCAAGATGAAAACTACTACAAAGTATCCGAAAAGAGACAGTTCTCCCTAAACAAGGAGGTGGTCCTCTTAAATAGTACTAGATTAAAAACAACGGGTCATACCGGTACGGATCTATCCCTTGATGATAGCATTTCATTTGTTAATAATGAATACTTTATTTCCAATGTCGTGGTAAGTGAAGGAGGAAAGAATTACGCGAAGGGGCAAGTCCTTACGCTTGACGGAGGAGTCTGCAAATTTAATACCATAGACGGAATAGATGTTCCCGCAGAGTTTGAGGTAGAAGAGGTGGGTGAAGACGGAGAAGTTACTGACATTAAAATAAAAAACGCAGGAATATACGTTGAACTTTCTACGCAAATATATAAATGTACAGGCGGCACAGGAGAAGGAGTAGAGTTATCAATTAATTCTAGTTTATCTGACAACAGATCATTAGAAGAAAGAACCATCACAGATATTCAATACAAAGATGGCTATACGGAGATTCATATAAATCAAGCCCTTCCGCCCAAAACTAAAAGCGGCAATATCTCTGTAAAAAAATGGGAAATATTGTTGGATTCAGAATATCTATCTCATAGTAAATATAATGCCGCTTACGAAATTATAAAAGACTTTACTCCGCATTTGAAAATGCCCATCATAAGGGGAGATTTATCTTCCGGTCACCTTTTGTATAACGAATCGATTACCTTGTTAGATAAAAAAATAAAAGAATTAGAAGAAAAAATAGATGAACTTACCTAGCGCTTGAGCTTGAAAATACTCCGCCCTGTCTTTTTTGCTGAACGATGGTGTCTACGACTGACTGCTTGATCATTTCGGCTAACGCTCTCCCTCTCTTGTCTGATCCTTCTCCACCAGATACGGTTGTCGAAGCAGAGCCATCTCCATTTACGTTTACAGTAATGTTAATATTATTTTCTGTAGAGCCCGAGCCTCCCTCTCTTGAGCCGGAGGGCTCATCGGCTCTGCCGCCAGCTGCTCCCTTAACATACCCTCCGCTAGCAAAACCCTGTATGTCTTGAGTTCCCCTATTAAGTCTACTAAAGAAATCTATACCGTATTTTTCTACGGTACCCCTATTCATGATGTATTCTCCCGCGGTTAGCATTGCCGGTACGTTATCTCCTCCTCCGTATCCTCCAGCAGCGCGTGGCACCTCCACGCCCAGAGGCGGTCGGCCACGTCGGATGCGTCGGGCTTCCCGGCGGTCGGCCCGGCGATGAAAGCGTTGATCGCGACGACCTCCGACCCCTCCAACCTCATTGCCAGCTGGTGCAGCTGCATCCTCGCCGCCAAATACGCGTTGGAACATATTTCTGTTTTTCCCTTCTCCCATACCAAAGGGTATTCCGTCACCGTAGAGCCAACTCATAGCGGTCCCAGCCAAAGCCATAAGGAATATGTTCTTCATTGCTTTTTTTCTTTTATCTCTTGACTCTTTGACACTTTCGATCCATGCGGCCATATCGTCTATCTTCTGCTTGTGGTAATCATGCAAATTGCTGACTTTGTCCATCCTTATTTTGTTGCGAGGATTGTCTCCGTCAGTTAAAGCCTGTCGAGTAAGCCTGTTGTCTACACTGTAGTAACTCTTCAGTGTTGGGAATTTGTCACTATCATAAACAAATGCATTTCTTAAAGCAATATCCGCGAAGTTCTCTCCACCTTCGTGCCTACCTCTAAGTCCTTCTTGAGGATCCGCAAAGGCATTTAGTTCCCATTGCTTTTTAATTTTTGCTATGTCTTCATTGCTCATGCCTAACCCACCATGATCGGTCGGTTCACTTAGATGCCTCCAATAATCTACTTCGTAATTTGCCCTTTCGAATAATCCCGGGTCTGGATCAGTGTGAGTATAGGTGGGTAAGCCTCTTCCTCTTCTAATTTTTTCCATGTCGCTAACTTTTACCCTACTCCCATCTGGATATGTAACCCACATGGGCTCGTTCCCCGCTGGGTTTCCGGTAACTCTACCAAACCCACCAAAAGAGTTATCTGTATTTTCAACGACCCCGCCACTCGCCATTTTGACAGCCTGATTATTTATTAAGTCAAGGGTAGATTGACCGTACTTCTTTACAGACGCTTGTCTTATAACATACTCTCCCCTTTGTAATAATGCCGGTACGTCGTCTCTTGTGCCACTACCTCCATTGACTACCCCTCCTCTTGCGTATTGAGTAAATCCTTCTCTTGTGGCTAGCCCTCCCGTTGCGCCGGGGGCCGGGAAGAATCCAGCTATAGTATTGAAAACAAACCTCTTCATGGCCATGTCTACAACCTGTTGGACTGCAAACTCAGCCAAGTTTAGGAACATGTCGGAGAAAGCTTCTTCTAAAGATTTGGCCCCCAATATAGCCTCCGAAAACGCCTTGCTTGTTTGGTCTTTAAATTTGTTGGTCAAACTGAAAAACGCTTCCTCTGCTTGCACGGCCATTTCCGTAGCCGAGAACTTCCAACTCGCGGCGATATCCTTAAATGTATCTTCAAGACCGTATTGCTCGCTCGCTTTAGCGTTTTTGTCTGCCAGTTTTCTAAGTTTTAATTTCGTCCGTTCCCTTCTTTTCCCCATCGTATCACCATAACCGGAGAAGGCAGGGTCAGCTTCTAGTTCGAATATCTCTTTGTTTAATTTTCTTAGGCGTTCAGATAGTTCTTCTCTTTTAAGTTGTTTAAGCTCCTCTATAATAGCATTTCTTTCAGCTATAGCCGCTTCTCCCTCTGTGACCTCATCAAAAAGATTTCCGTACTCCATTTCATATTTTCTCATTCTCGATGAAAGCATGGCCGATCTTCCCTGTAGTTTTTGCTCAATTGTAGCGCTCGGATCCCAGAGCAAATTCATTAATTCTATTTGTTTTGCCCTGACTGCACTATTGAAAGCCTGTACTTTTTCATCGGCATACCTATTCATCTCCTTTGTGAATCCCTCGTCTTGTGGCCCCATGTACTGTGTTTTCCCTGCTGCGTCAATGCCTCCAGTCATCATTCCGCTCGGATTATATCCGCCAAATCCTTTGTCAAATAGCCTTTTGCCGCCCTTCTTCGGGTCAAAAACTGCTAAGGGATCTTTTCCGAAATCATCCCATTGCAGATCCTTAAATTCCTCAAGACCTTTCAACCAATTGATACTCTCCTCATCGACCCCTGCTCCTTGAAGTTGATTGGTTAACCCCTCCTGTTTGGTTCCCCACTGCATCGACGTTATAGCAGCATTGTGCCTTTTGCTTTGCTCATCGGACAGTTTTTTTTCGTTGGCCGTTGTCGCGGGAAGGCCCTCTAATTTCATAATTTCGAAATTAACTCCATCAATTCTTCCTGCCAGTTTTCTAAACCAATTGTCTAGATTATCTTGAAGCAACTCCATCGCTCCCTGCAATGCTCCGGGGCCATTCCCCATCATTGGGTTCTCTAACCACTTGCTCCACGCATCTGGCCCTGCTTCGACTTCAAGGTCCTTCCATCTTGTTTTCATCTCCGTGTCTCTAAGTCCGGATAATTCTGTTTTACTTTTCGTGCCAGAAAACACGTCTCTCATCCACTTGGCATTCGCGGTGGGCGCTGCCTTAGAGAGCATATCTAAATCTACCCTTCTTAATTCTTTCAAGGCCGCCCCCATTGAGGTGCCCCGATCTCCGCGGTCACCTTCTAGTATTCTTTTGGTAGCCAAGAGTATGTTATTTTGCTCGGTCAGAAGCTGCATTTCCTCTTCGTTAATTTCTTTAAGTTTTTCAATTGCGTCTAGTTGACCCTGTATCTTTTTCTTTTCGACATCGCCTTCCGGGGTGGCCCCCGCAACATCAAGCACGTCTAACCTTTTTTTCAACATCATTTCAACTTCAGATGTCAAGGCGTCCTCCCCACCGCCAAGACCCATGGCCGCCTCTCTGATTTCTCTCATCAAGTCGTATGTAACAGTCTCCTTCTGATCCCCTTCACCCACCTCCATTGTTATCTTTTTTCTTATTCTGGCTAAGAAATATGCATTTTTTCTTATTCTGTCAAGCTCGGGGTTTTTCGTGGGTAACTCTGGATCGAATAAACGCGTGGCCTGTGTTACTCGGAAGTCACCCCGCTCGCCGCTTGTACCTATGGAGCGATCTGCCAACGACACGGGAGCGCGGTCACTCGGTCGATCCGCTTCCGCTTGTGCGACTGCAGCCGCACGCGCCTTTCTCCGCCTCTCAAGTTCGGGGTCGTGCTTAAGGCGGTACGCGTCACGCACCTTGTCGATCTCGTCCTTGGGAATTCCCGTTCGGATCTGCGGTAGAAGATTCCCATCAGTATTGCGTCCACCTCCTGAAATTACCACCGCCCCTGTATCTGACGTTTCTATCAAACTCCCCCCACCACGCAGCCGATCGTCGATATAGGGCAGTACTGTCCTTTTAGCGATCTCTGCTATACCCTTACCGTCACCTAAATCATCTCCCAAATCATCCCTAATTTTGTCAACCAGTTCAAACCTATCTATACTTAACCCTAATTTACCTAACTCAGTCTTATGAAGTTTTAAAATGGCTGTTAGCTGTTTTAATTCTATGACTTCTTCTTTATTTAATGGTTCTTCGTCCTTCTTCTTTTGTTCCAACGCGATAGACTTCGCCAAGACCTC